AACGAAGTTCATAATCATGTCTTTAGCCAAGATTGTAGCTATGGCTATTAGCAATATCCACCCATATTCCCCAATTAACCCTTCTAAAAAACCTTGGACTTCTTCCTTCTCTGTTAAAGAGGTTAGATTAGTTAAGTTTCCAACAACATTAGTTATCTCGTTCATTACTTTATTTTATATATTACACTTTTTTGGGTGTAAAAAGATAGTGATGCCAAAAGTAAAGAGCACGGGAGACTTTGAGTCTCTCGAAGTTACGGACGGAAGGGTCAAGATTCACCAGCGAGACCCAATTAAGCCTAAGGATACTTTTTATATCGAAGAGCTTCCTTGGACCGATAAGCAAAAACGCTTTATAGAAATTTCGCAGGATAAAAATACAAGACTCATTTTATGTAAAGGTCCAGCGGGTAGTTCCAAAACTTTGACCGCGGTATATTCAGCGTTAAATCTCTTAAATAATTCTAAAGTCTCAGATGTTATATACATGCGTTCCGCAGTAGAAAGTTCAGATTCCCGATTAGGCTTCCTTCCCGGGGATGCGGACGAAAAACTTCATTACTATAACTTGCCTTTTATAGACAAGCTAGACGAGCTACTTAGCGAAGAAACCGTTAAAAAACTTCAAAAAGAAAAAAGAGTATCTATTCATCCCGTTAATTTTGCGAGAGGGATGAGTTGGAACGGTAAAGCTATCTTAATGGATGAAGCTCAAAATAGTTCTTTCCGGGAGATAGTTACTGTATTAACTCGAATTGGGAAATACTCAAGGTGCGTTATTATGGCTGATCCTATGCAAACCGATTTAAAAAATGGAAACCGTGGAGGATTTTTAAAACTGTATGATGTTTTTGATAATCAAGAAAGCCGCGATATGGGTATTCATACTTTTGAGTTTAGTCACGAGGATATCGTTCGGTCAGAGTTGACCAAGTTTATTGTCTCTAAATTAGCGGAATATGATACTATTTAATTTGCTTATTAATTAAGCCGGCCAAAACAGAGGAGAATTTTCTTACCTCTCTTTCCGTTTTATCCCAAAAGAAAGCGTGAGTGACCTCTTCTATAAGAGTGCTCATTTTGCGTCTTTTTTTAAGCTTGGGGTCTACAAGGATCTTTGGCTCATCAGCCTCTGGGGAATAACATAAACCATCAGCATTATAAGTATGGTGAGGTTTTTTCCATATTAATTCGTATTCGATTCCGTCCGAGTTTTTGAACTTTATGTTTTCCATATCCATCTAGATATACACTTTTTTTGAAAAACCTATATTTTTTAATAATATATTAAGTGTAATATCTAATATGAAACAATATTGCCCTACTTGCGGATCGGGAACTGAATATTCCATGAAAAAGCCAAAGTTTTGTAATTCTTGTGGTGAAGCTTTTGCAGGTACCAATAAGTTGCCAGCTAAAAGGGTTTTTAGGACCAGCCCTGCGAATCCTATAGAAATGGTTCAAGAGGAAGAACCAGAAGAAGAATTTGAGGCGCCTAACATTAATAAGCTCCAGTTCGATTTAGAAGGATCTCCAAATATTCATGTTACTAAAATTCAAGATATAATCGGGTCCAATGAAGGTGAAATGGAAAATGGCTACCAGAGGGAGGTAGATACCAGTTATTCAAAAGAAAATTTTGCGGAAGATTTCTTAAAAGACGCTGGTTCGTCCCCCCGCCCTAATGCCGAAACGTAAAGCTACATTTGAAGATTGTATTGAACAAATAGATGCAGAGATAAAAAAAAGAAAATCCAAGTGGAATTTGACAGCTTTGTCATGGATGGATTTTGATGACGTCTCCCAAATTCTAAGAATTCATATATTTAAGAAGTGGCATTTATATGATCCACATAAACCTCTTAATCCGTGGATCAACAGAATTATATCTAATCAGATAAAAAATCTTATTAGGAATAATTACGGCAACTATTGTCGCCCTTGTTTAAAATGCGCTGCGGCCGAAGCTGGAGACCTCTGTTACATTTACGGCAAACAATCCGACGCTTGCCCGCTTTTTGCCAATTGGTCACGAACAAAAAAACAAGCCTACGATGCTAAGCTCCCAGTTTCTATACATGATCATGCGTCCGAAATTAATATGACAGAATATACAAACATAGATGTATTGTCTTTAATGGATAAGCTTCATGAGAAAATGAAGGAAATATTAAAACCTGCCGAGTGGAAGATATACAAAGCTTTATATATAGATAATTTTTCTGAAGAAAAAGCCGCAACCTTAATGGGTTATAAAACCAATGAAAAAAATAGAGTGCCGGGATATAAACAAATTAAAAATGTTAAAAAGTCTATTATTATTAAAGTTAAAAAAATTATAGCGGACGGAGAGATAGAAATATTATGAGTTCTAAAAATGTGACTTTAAACGATGAGCAACAGCTAGCAATTCTTGAAGAGTGGAATAAAAGGGCTGACGATCCTCCTTACGTTAAAGAGTTAATAGAATTAGTGTTTGGCGACATTCCTGAAGAAATGAAGGACGGAAGGTCCAAATACGGGAGAGCAGTAAAAAAATTCTTAGCTGAAAAAAGTTTAAAAGCTAAAGTTACCAATAAATACTACCCCAAAGAAAAAATTGAACTCAGCGATGATCAAAAAGAATTTATAACAAATAATTGCAGTGCCATGAAGCCTATGGAAATGGCGCGGTTGCTTTTTGAAGATGACAAGATGTCTGCGTTAGATTTAAGATATAAAGTCGTTTCTGAATTTATAAACACTATACCTAACCAAGTAAAATACTCTGATGGCAATGAAGACGTACCTGTAGAGGGAGGATATGCGCCCCCTAAGTCTGAGTCTCGCGCTGCAGTAAGAGTAAACAAATATGTTTATAATGGAATAGATAAAGAGAAAATCACAACTAAGATTAAAAGGAACCTCTCTACTCTCATTGCTTACATGCATACTTTTAGATTCCTCCACCAAATTGGTACTTACGGAGTAGAAACTGATAGGGAACTTTTTGAAAGTAGTTTCGTTCGTTATACTTGGGATAAGTCTGATCTCTCTCAAGAAGAGGTTGATCAGTATATAGTTCTTTCGGCAGAAGTGGTAATTGCTTCTAACATCCAAAGACGTGTAGAAAGACTTCAAACTTTACTAGACCAAAACGCTGAAGATACTGAAGGGCGAAGAATGGCAATGAGCTTAGTAGAGGCTATTAACACAGCTCAAACTGAATATAATCAGTGCGTAAATCGACAGACCAAATTACTCAATGAGCTTAAAGAAAAAAGAAGTCAGCGGCTAAGCAAGGTGCTCCAAGAATCGGCTTCTATTTTAAACCTTGTAGAACTTTGGAAAGATGAGGAATCAAGGAATAAAATGATAAAGATAGCGGAGATACGGAAAAAGAATGTCTCGTCTGAGATAGAAAGGTTATCCTCAATGGAGGACATTAAATCTCGTATCATGGGTATTAGCGAGGAAGAAGTTTTAAATGGTTAAATGCGCATCTTGTGATAAAGAATTTGAAAAAGATAGAGGGTTGCACCTTCATCTGAAAGCTCATAAATTATCCATTGGAGATTATTACCACGACTATTATCCTCGTTATGATAAACATACAAATGAATTAATTAAATTCAAGAATAAGGAGCAATATTTTTCGTCGGACTTTAACAATAAAAGGAATCTTAAGAGCTGGTTAAAAAAAATTACTTCTTGCGAAGCTCAAGAATATTGTCGAAATCTTTTAGTTAAAAGAAGGGAAGAAAAAAAGTTAGTTTATTCCCCCACGGAAGTAGAGTTGAGAACTTTACCTATTCCGCCTATTCATTTTTACGAAGAATTATTTGGGAGCTATTACAAGTTATGCGAGGAAATAGGTTATAAAAATAAATTTGAAAAAATTCCTACTAAAAAAAAATATAGAGAAACTTTTAATAAAGACCATCTTATTTATATCGATTCTCGCGAACAAAACCCTTTACCTATAAATGATTTCCCTACGGAAGTTAAGGGGTTGAAGTTTGGAGACTATTGTTTAAACGATAAGAAAAAGACTCGTAATACTTATATAGAAAGAAAGTCGGTTCCTGACTTAATAGGGACTCTTAGTTCGGGGCTTGAAAGATTTAAAAATGAGATAAATAGAGCCGCAGAAGAAAAGGCTTACATGGTCGTTTTAGTAGAAAGAAATCTCTCGGACTGTTTAGCTTTTAATCGACTTAAGCATGTTTATAAAAAAAATACGAGGGTTACCCCTGATTTTATTTTTCATAACGTTAGAGATTTAATTCAAGAATTTCCTCACATACAGTTCCTTTTTGTCAACGGTAGGGACGAATGCGTAAGGATAGTAAAAAAACTTTTACTTTCCGGAGCCTTAAAAGAAAAATATGACTTACAGTTGGCGTATGATTTAAAATTATTATAAATGTGGTATTGTCCTGATAAATATAAAAAACCTATCCCCAATTTAAACGACGAACTTTTAGACTTAAAAGGGGAGCTCCCTGATAGACAAGCTAAGATAACTTTAGCGAAATTTATGCGCTCTAACTTAGGTTTTACTACAGAGCTTCTGTCTGGAATCAAATTAGCTTTATACCAAGAGATTACCTTGAAAGCTTTTTTTAATCGTAATTTTAGTATGTGTATTTGGGGCCGTGGCTGTGGTAAAAGTTTTATAGCTGCAGTCTATTGTTTCCTTCAGTGCGTCTTCGAGCCAAGAACTAAAATTTTGATCGCCGGTCCAACTTTTCGTACAGCTAGATTTATTTTTAACAACTTGGAAAAAATAGTTGAATCTAAAGAGGCTCAAATGTTGGCTCATGCTTTTGGAGCTAAATCTAAACGTAATGACCAATTTGAATGGAGAATAAACGACGGAACAATAACAGCCATACCATTAAGCGGGGAAAAGATTCGTGGTTTTCGAGCCAACATCCTAGTGCTTGATGAGTTTTTATTATTACCAGAGGATACTATTAAAACAGTCCTCATGCCGTTTTTGGTTGCTCCTCAAGACATGGCAGAAAGAATAAAAATAAGAGAAATAGAAGACGGATTAATTAAGAAAGGAGATATGAAAGAAGAAGATAGGATTAAATTTGAAAATAATTCTAAAATGATAGCTCTCTCTTCAGCTAGTTTTAGTTTCGAGAATCTTTTTAAGACTTATAAAGAATGGATGAATAATATTTATTCTGAAGATATCCAACAGTCGAGCTATTTTATTTCTCAAATGGCTTTTGACTCTATCCCTTCAGATATGATAGACAGTACAGTAATTGAAGAAGCGAAGGCGGGAGGTTCTTCTAACTCTTCTTTTCAGCGGGAATACTGTGCTCAATTTACCGATGGAAGTGACAGTTATTTTAGCGCTAAGAAAATGCATGATTGCACTATCCCAGATGGAGAGAAGCAACATTCCTTAATTAAAGGAGAGCCTGATAAAAATTATATTTTAGCTATTGACCCGAGTTTTAGTAATAGCCCTAGTTCTGATTATTTTGCGATGTCGGTATTAGAATTAGATGATGAAAAAAAGAATGAGTCTACTCTAGTTCATAGTTATGCAGTGGCGGGAGGAGATCTAAAAGATCATATAAAATACCTTCATTACTTAGTTACTCATTTTCATATAATTTTGCTTATAATAGATAATGCGGGATATCAATTTATCGACAGTGCTAATGAAGCAGAGTTATTTAGAGATTCTAGGATAAATTTAAAATTCTTTGATTTTAACAGTGATAAAAAAGGAACTGATTACCAAAAAGTTCTCCTGAACGCAAAACGTCAATATAATGAAAAAGAAGGGACTATTTGCTTTAAGCAGCTTTTTTCTAGCACTTTTCTGCGAGAGGCTAACGAATATCTCCAAGCCTCAATAGATCACAAAAGAATCTGGTTTGGTTCGCGTAGCGCAGCATGTGGGAGTTTTTTCGATAAGTTGTCGGCTCAAGCCGTTCCTTTAAAATTAATGCCTTATGAAAACAAAGGGGACTTAATAGAATTCCAAGATGACATGATTTACCAAACAAGGAAGCAATGCGCTTTAGTTGAGGTGAAAACTACTGCAAAAGGCATTCAAACTTTTGACTTACCTCAACACCTTAAAAGAAGCACCTCTTCCAACCGCGCTCGCAAAGATAATTACACAACTTTAATGTTAGGAAACTGGGCTGTTAAATGCTATAATGACATTAAAAATACTAAGCAAGAGCAAATTAATCATACATTTACTCCCAGAATGCTTGGTTAAGTGTAAATTTAAAGTAAATTATGGCGGTAAAGAAGAAAACGGAACAAGGGTCGGAACCTCTCATGGCGATGCATGAAGCCAGAGCTTCCCAGACGAGGACACGTCGTAATGCTGCTGCGGATATACCGCGTACCGATAGGTTTAGGAATATAGAGAACGGGATGATTCCCTTTAAGTATTCCCATGGAGTTGCGAATAACTCTAATATTGATGTAAGAGATACTATCATTTTATGCCAAAAGGCATATTACAATTTTTCGGTTTTTAGGAATACCATTGATTTAATGACCGAGTTTTCTATTAGCAACCTTTACTATACAGGAGGAAGCAAAAAATCTAGAGAATTCTTTGAAACCCTATTTAAAAAAATAAATATAGACGATTTGCAGAGTCGTTTCTTTAGAGAATACTACCGTTCAGGGAATGTCTTTATTTATCGGTTTAATGCCAAAATGGAGAAATCTGATGTTTTTAAAATCAATCAGACTTTTGGGATCTCTCAAGCTTCGGAAGATCTAGAAATTCCAGCTAAATATATAATTCTTAATCCTTCGGATATTCAGCTTCAAGGAAGTATTTCTTTTAGCACAGGAATTTATTACAAAGTAGTCACGGATTATGAGCTCCAAAGACTGAGACATCCTCAAACAGACGAGGACCGGGAAGTGTTTGATAATCTTCCAGAAAAAACTCAAAAACTAATAGAAGACACCAAAAACGTAGGAATGTCCGCGATAACTATTCCGTTAGATACCGATAAGTTAGTAGCCGTTTTTTATAAAAAACAGGATTACGAGCCCTTCGCTGTTCCAATGGGGTATCCAGTACTAGAAGACATTAACTGGAAACAAGAAATGAAACAGATGGACATGGCTGTTTCTCGAACCACTAACCAAGCCATACTTTTAGTTACAATGGGTACAAAACCTGAAGAAGGTGGAGTTAACCAAAAGAACTTAATGGCTATGCAAAAACTGTTCGAAAACGAGTCAGTTGGCCGTGTTTTAATTTCCGACTATACCACAGATGCTAAATTTGTAATTCCAGATATTGGTAATATCCTTGACCCTAAAAAGTACGATGTAGTTAATCAGGATATCCAAATGGGGCTTAATAATATTCTTCTTAGTGATGAAAAGTTTGCTAATACAAGTATCAAAGTTCAAGTCTTTATGGAGAGGCTTAAGCAGGGTAGGAGGGTATTTCTTGAGAATTTCTTAATGCCTGAAATAAGGCGTATTTCTAAAGAGCTCGGTTTTAAAAACTATCCTACTGCTCACTTTGAGGATGTAGACCTAAGAGATACTTCAGTCTATTCTCGCATTTATAGCAGACTAATTGAGTTAGGGGTGCTTACCGCCGAAGAAGGAATGCAGGCTATAGAATCTGGCCGTTTTCCAACTGCAGATGAGTCTGTTGAGTCTCAAAAGAAATTTAAAGATCTTAAGAACGAGGGCCTTTACGAGCCTCTAATAGGAGGGGCAAAAGCTCCTAAGATGACCGGAAGGCCGACAGGGGATAAGGGACCTAAAGGGACTGACACTAAAACGCCAATCGGAACTAAAGCTTCTCTAAACTTTAGTTTATCTAAAATTCAAGATAATTTAAATTTGTCAGATAAGTTGAATATTGAGGTAGAGGCCTCTTTAAGACAGCTTCACAGCAGGAAAAGACTGAGTAAGCAGCAAAAAGAAGTGGCGCGAGAAATAACGAACATTGTTATAGCTAATGAAGATCCAGAAAACTGGCTAGCTAAAGCGGGAAGGTATGCAGCTGAGCCCACTGATAGGAATCACGAAAGGGTTAAAAAGATTCAAGATGTAGCTTTAGAACATCAAGTAGACGATTTTTTAGCGGGAATACTTTATTCAAGTGTTTATGAAGGGGATAAGTAATGGCAAGGCCAACTGTAATTTACAACTCTCAGGCCTTGTTTGTGGGGCCTGCGCCAGAAAGCGGATATAATTTCTTCAATTATAACGGTGGCCCTCCCGTTAATGATGACTCATCACTTGTTCAAAAAATAAACCGATTAAATCCTATAGATAGGATACAATCGATAACTTACTCGATTAATGTCCCTCATACTAATGTTACTCAATTAAACACACGTCGATCAATGGATCGGCCCATAATAAGTTACCCCACAATAGACTTGTCTTTTAATTATCTTTTATGCGGTACCAAAAACGAAGCTAGACTAGGTCTGGACGTAAATTATCCTCTTTATAATTTTCCATTTAGTGGGGAATCTTATTATACCCAAAATCAATCAGTTTCTTTACTGAGCGGTTTTTTTGAAACCAACAAAAACAGAGTTGCTAAGACCACGTGGGAGCAATATCCGGTCAATCAATATAAAGACTGCAGGAACATTTACGTTGTCGTTAACCAAGAAGGTCGAGACGTTAATAGTTTTTATTTTAAAGAAGATTTTATTAATCCTGATAATTATCAATCAATAGACCCCAACGCTCCGGATTATCACGTCATTTCTTTTGGGAATTGTTATTTACAAAACTATTCTACTCGCGGAGCTATAGGTACTGTTCCTGACGCCTCAGTTTCTTATACTGCTTATAATGTTAATTTTGACCTGAGCGGAAGCGGTTTCCAAGCTCCGGGCATAGAAGCAAAGAGTGGTGAAATTAGCCCTGAAAGCAAAACGGTAATTCCTCGTATTTTAGCTGAAGAAGGATATTCAGCTCTTCATCCGGGGGACATAACTATTGCTACGGACTCTTTTTCAGGCCTTGGGGTAGATTTCGATAAACTTTCTATTCAGTCATATGATATTTCTTTAGACCTGAATAAAGAAAATTTAGAGAGTTTAGCTTATAAATTTCCTGTAGATAATAGGGCTACAAGTTCGATTTTCGCAAAGTTATCTATTGATGGCTTAGTAGAATCTGGAAATAGCGGGAGTTTAGTGGATCTTCTTTCTATCAATAGTGGATATAATTTTACTATAAAAGTTGACCCCTCTAATTGCGCTAAAAGCACAACTGCTCCTATAAACGCTGGGACTATCCCTCTCAATACGGAGGTAGAAGCTCTGCGATATACTTTCTTAAATGCTAAGCTCGATAGTTTTGATTACAATACAGATATTGGCAATAATAAGGCTTTTTCTGCTTCTTTTTCTGTAGAGAGTTATCCCGAGGCAGATCAAGGAAATGGAACCTTTAGTGAAGGTTTGTTTATAAGTGGCGTTTTAGGAATGGAAAAAATAGAAGATTTTATTTTATTAGAAGGTACTCCTTCAGGAGTGGAGCAAGATGGATTTTACTTACAACAGGAAAATGACAACTTACTGGTAACAAATCTACTTTCTCCTTACTAAAACAGTGTATATTAAAGATAAGGTATAAGGAAAATGGCAAATAAAAAAATATCTCAATTAGTCGGGCTAGGGCTAAATGAAGGAGTTAGCGGAGAGTTTTACTTACCTGTTGGTGCGGGATCGAGTACCGTACCTTACTCAACTAAGAAAATAACTACCGCAGAATTAGCAGAGTATATATTTACAGGGGACAGCGTCTTAGGGGGTTTCCCGGCGAGCCAACTTTCAGGCACTAAAGATGTTTACTTAAATAAGACTTCTTGGGATACAGCTAGCACAGATGTTACAACTAACCCTTATATTCAAGTTAGGCTAGCTGACGGCAAATTAATAACTGGAAGCGGGATGGCCGTACCTTCTGCTGCTGGGGATAATATGGGCAACTGCATAGCTACGACTAACCTCAATATGCAGGATAACCTTATTAATAATGTGGGGGCTGATATAACTTTTCAAGATGGAGGTAATATTGGTAGCACTACAGCTGCTATAAATATAGAGCAAGCTAATAAAGTATCTCTTACGGCCCCTGAGATAGAATTAAATGCAACTACTGAGGTTGACATCAATGGGAGTATAAATGCTAGGTCAGCTGATTTTGCAGGAACGATAACTGGTGATTCTCTAGAAATACAAGGCGCTTCCTATCATAACGTGACTGCTCTTACTACCAATACTATAGATTGGAGAGACGGTAATATACAATATAGGAGCCTCACCTCAAATGCTCTTATGACTTTTACGGCTAACACTCCAAAACAAGGTCAGACCTTAACCCTCTACATAGAGAATGCTAATGCAGGAACTTCAGACAGTGATGTTTGTACTGTTTATTTTAGGTCAGGGAGTAATACAGGTAACGTGCTATTCCCGCCGATATCTGAAGAGGTTAAACACGTAGTTAATTCCACTCCGGGAATAAGTGGAAGGAAAACTAATATTTATACTTTTGCGGTTATTAACACGGGGATATTTGGCTCCTCTGTCACAGGATATGCATACTAATGGGAGTAAATTTTCCAACAGCATTTTGGAAGAATCAACAAGATAATAGAGTTGATGAAAGCGCGCCTCCTACTATCACGTGGGATCTTAATTTATATTACGGTCTAGGGCTAGAGGATGGTTTAGAGGACGTCACGACTGACCGTAATTTCCCTTTTGAGGACTACATAGAAAATGGAGGAACTGCTTTTAACCCAAATTATGATAGCGAGATTTTAGGTACGACAACTTCTTCTCCTGCTCCTTATTTTGGTTGGTATTTAGATGGTAATGTACAATATCCTAATGATGTGCAGCGTGCTGATCCGTGGATTACAGAAGAACAAGGTAGGAAAATAGATCTGCTTTTTGAAGCAGACGTAAAAACTTGGGAGTGGCTATCTGACTACCTTTATGTAGATCCGGATATAGATACTCCTTTATTATCAACAAAGGAAGAGTCATATAATAAGTTTATACAAAGCGGGAAAGCCGTTGGGACTTTTACGCTTACTTCTAGTTCGACTTTAACTATAAAATGCTCTGGGTTAGGAGAAAGGGAGTCTAATAGTGTGCCGTCGACTAGTCCAGATAATTGGGATCAAATGCAGTTGTATCTTAATGGAAATGTTATCTGCAGAGGGATTGCGCCTTGTAATGGTCCTTTAGTATCAGCATCTCAAGCTAACGGCACCAACTGGCTGGTAGGTAATACACTCATTCCATGGGATATGGATCAGTGTAAATTTTTTAATGCTGGTGGAACCCAGAGTCCAAACCCGAATCCGTCTAGGCAGGATCTAAGCACGCCCTTGAATAACGATTTAGGTAACGTGGCAAATTATTCAGACCTTAACGGGGGATACGCCTTAGATAATGTAGTAGAACAAAGTACTCGAAGAAAATACACTACAGTAGGAGGTCAATTTTCAACTACTCAGAGTTTATCTGCAGGCACCCATACAATTACTATGTTTTTTAATACTAATGATGGTATTTATCAAAGCGGGGCTTTTTACGGTGCAACTTTTAGTTTTTCATAATTATGGCAATAACAAGATACGCAGGAGACAGATTCACAATAGCGGCTGGAGAAACCAAGCCGACAGGAGTTCTTGACGGTGGGTATCTTATAGACACGGGTAATTTAACACAATTTGTAAAGAGGACAGTAGCAGGGGCTTCTGAATGGACACAGCTTGCAGGCGGAGGCGGAGGAGGATCTCCGGGAGGGTCAAACACTCAAGTTCAGTTTAATAATGCGGGATCTTTTGGCGGAAATGCTAACTTAACTTTTGATGGGAGTAAGCTCTCGGTTAATACCATTGCTCTGAGTGGAATTATTTATGATTCTAATAACTCTATTGGTAATGGAGGCATGGTTCTCACTAACGAGGGAACAACCGGCGTTAATTGGAAATCTATTGAATCTGTTTTGTCTGGTGTTGGCGGTTCAGGTGTTGCCAACTATGTAGCTCG